ACAACAAATAATAGTGGTGATTTCTTTATTTCAGGTTCAACTATCGGACAATATAGTGCATCGGTTGATCCAGCAGATAATATGGATATAGAAGATGTATTCGGAACATCACCATTTGGTTCTAAAAAAGCATATGTATATGGTTTATTTAAGAATCATGGTATTACATTTGATGCAAATACAACTGTAACTGCATCAGTAATTGCAAATCAAGACTTTACAAATGATGCAACTTACGCTTCTACACCATGGATTCAATCTCAATTGATTGGTGGTAGTAGATTTAATTTAGTTAAGTTCCATACATTAGCGGATGGTAATAGAGAAAACACAAGATTTAAAATTACAATCGGAAATGTTAAAGCAGCTGGTGATATTAATGGTTCTGATTTTGGAACATTTACAGTATTTGTAAGAGATTTTAACGATACAGATAAAAGAAAAACAATTTTAGAGCAATTTAATAATGTAAATTTAGATCCAACATCAACTAACTTTATTGGTAGAGTGATTGGTGATAGTTATACAACGATTGCATCTGATGGTAAAGTAACACAATTAGGTGATTGGGCAAATAAATCTAAATATGTAAGAGTAGAAGTTGAGGGATCAGCTCCAGTTGTAGCAGTTCCATTTGGACACGATGCTTATACATTACCAATTGCAACAACTACTTCAATTTCTAATAGAATTCCAGCAGTTACTTATACAACAGCTTCATTGAGTTCTTCAATATATGCAAGTGGTATTGATTTAGAAGGAAATGCTGATAATAGTATTTATTTAAAACCATTACCTGAAAGTGCACTGACTGGTGCAAACGTTGCATTCGGTTTAGATGCACAAGTTGGTTTATCATTAACATCTTTAGCAAGTGCAGTACAAATTTCTTATAGAACATTTACCGTAGCATTTCAAGGTGGTTTTGATGGTGTTAATCCAGCAACACCAATTTACAAAGGTGCAGATATTAGTTCAACAAATGTTCAAGGATTTGATTTATCAACTTCGGCAGCAAGTGGTTCAGTAGCATACAAAAAATGTTTAGATGCATTATCAAACACAGATGAGTGGGATATTAATTTATTAGTATTACCTGGTGTTAATCATGAAGATCATAGTCCAATAACACAATACGCAATGGATGTGTGTGAAAACAGAGCTGATACTTTTTATATTATGGATCCTGCAGGACAAGATGCATCAATAGGAGATGTAACAACAGTTGCAGAAGGTTTAGATACTAACTACGCAGCAGTTTATTATCCTTGGTTAAAAACAATTGATACTAATACTGGTAGATTAATCACAGTTCCACCTTCAGTTTTATTACCTAGAGTATATGCAGCAAACGATGCAACAGCAGCTGAGTGGTTCGCACCAGCAGGTTTGAATAGAGGTGGTGTAATTGGTGCAGCAGCAGTATTGAATAGATTAACACACGCTGAAAGAGATGAATTATACGAAGCAAAAGTAAATCCAATCGCACAATTTCCTGGACAAGGTATTAGTGCATTCGGACAAAAAACTTTACAGAGTAGACCATCGGCATTAGATAGAATTAACGTAAGAAGATTATTAATCACAGTTAAGAAGTATATTGCTTCTACAAGTAGATTCTTAATATTTGAACAAAATACTACTGATACTAGAAACAAATTCTTAAACACAGTTAACCCGTATTTAGAATCTATCCAACAAAGACAAGGTTTATACGCTTTCAGAGTTGTAATGGATGATACAAACAATACTCCAGATGTAATTGATAGAAACATCCTAAAAGGTGCTATCTTCTTACAACCAACTAAAACTGCAGAATTCATTCAAATTGATTTCAATGTTTTACCAACTGGGGCAAGTTTTAACGCATAATTTAAAAAAAGATATACTTATATTAAGTAAAGGAGAAATAAACAATGGCTGACGTATTATCATTTGATAAGATATTCTATACAAACTTTGAACCTAAGTTACAAAACCGTTTTATTATGGAAATCGATGGTATTCCATCTTTCATGGTAAAATCGGCAAACAGACCAAAGATTGAAAGTGAAGTAGTAGAACTAGATCATATCAACTTAAAGAGAAAAATTAAGGGTAAATCTAATTGGACTGACATTACAATCACTATGTACGATCCAATTGTACCGAGTGGTGCACAATCAGTAATGGAGTGGATTAGAACTTCACATGAATCTATTACAGGTAGAGATGGATATGCTGATTTTTATAAAAAGAATATTGATTTCTACGCTTTAGGACCTGTGGGTGATAAAGTTGAACAATGGAAATTGGTAGGTGCATTTATTAGTAATGCTGAGTTTGGTGACTTTAACTGGAACACAAGTGATCCTGTTGAAATTACACTAACAATTACTTACGATTACGCAATCTTAGAATTCTAATCTAAAGAAAGATATAAAAAGAAAAGGGAGACATTATTTGTTTCCCTTTTTTATTTTCATTATATTTATATATACAAATATATAAGTTATGACATCAAAAGAATTCGTTATTTGGATAAAAGGTTTTATTACAGCATGTAATGATTATGCACCTACACCAAAGCAATGGGACATAATGAAAGAAGAATTGGAAAAAGTTAGTGATGAAGAAAGACTAGGAACACCTATTGGACCAGGTTGGGGAACACCAAACGGAACAATAACAACTACACCTGGTAGCGGTTTTGTCACAATTGCAAATCCTAATATAGCATCTTTTAATCCATCAACATCAACTACATATCGGTATCCTAGTGGTAGTGCATGGAGTTATACCACAACAAATCAACCATTTTCAACACAAGATGATGACAGTTTAGAACCAAAAAATTAAAAAAGAAATAGTTATATAAAACAAACAAAAAGTTATTATGGAAGAAAACATACAAATACAAAGAGGAGCAGTTCCAACACAACCTCAACAACCTAAAGGGTTTGATTTCCCAACACAGACAATCAGTTTACCATCAGAAGGAAAGGTTTATCCGGCATCAAATCCATTAAGTAGTGGTAAATTAGAAATTAAATATTTAACTGCAAAAGAAGAAGATATCTTAGCGGATAGAAATTTGATTAACAAAGGTATCGTATTGGATAAGTTATTGGAATCAATCGTAGTTCAACATGGTGTGAATATTGATGATATAATTGTAGGTGATAAAAACGCAGTTTATTTAGCAGCAAGAGTATTAGGATATGGTGCAGGATATGATGTAGAAATTACAGATCCATTTAGTGGTGAAAGACAAAAAGTAAAAATTGATTTATCAGCAGTTCAAACTAAAGATATTGATTTTTCATTATTAAGTCCTGAAAACAGATATGGTTTTGAATTACCATCAGGAACTAAAATTGTGTTTAAGTTATTGACTCACAAAGATGAAAAAGATATCAATAGTGAAATTAAAGCATTAGAAAGATTAACCAAAGGAAAGGCAGTATCTGCTGAAGTTACAACAAGATTAAAGTATATGATTGTTTCGGTTAATGATAATTCGGATAGAGGGTATGTAAACAATTGGGTATCTAATCAGTTCTTAGCAAAAGATGTAAAAGCATTCAGAAGTTATATTAAAAGTATATCTCCTGATTTAGATATGAAATTTGATTTTACATCAGATATTACGGGTGAAACGGAGGCACTTGATATTCCTTTTGGAATCGACTTTTTTTACCCTACCAACTGATTATAAGAAACAGATATACGATGAAATATTTTTCTTAGTATTTCAAGGTGGTGGAGGATTTACGTTTTCTGATGTTTGGAATTTACCAATTCATATTAGGAGAATGTATACAACTCAATTATACGAAATAAAGAAAAAAGAAAACGAAGAAATTAATAAAGCAAATAGTAAAGTTAGGAGAAGATAAACTCCTAACTTTTTGTTTTATATGATATTTATATAAAATCATGCATATGGCAAATAACAAAAAAGTATTAAGTGAGGGTCTTTTGTATTCTTTGGTTGATAATTTTTTCAAAGCATTAGAAAAAGGTGCAGCAGATAAATTTTACGATAAAGTTAAGAAAAGTGATTTACATCCAGAAGCTAAAAAAGCAATGGAAGGAATGATAGATTACGAGAAAAAACTTAAAGATGCATTAAAAAAATATCATTCTAAGTAATAGATGGCAAATAACCCATACGATAAATTAGATCCTCAACAGGCAGAAACCTACGCCAAACTTATAGCTCAAATTAGACGAGAAGCAGAAAAACTGTCTAAGCTAAAAGATAATATGGTAAAGGGTGATAAAATCCAAGCAGAATTAATAGAGGAACAAAATAAACAACTTACAAAATTAAGAGCCCGATATAAGACTTATATTGATAAATTAAAAGAAGGAAATGAGAACCTAATCACACAAAGTGATACTATGGCTTCAATTGCATCTACGGTAAATAATATGCCAAAGATGTATAAAGAATTCGGAAATCAACTTAAAGGTTCGTTAACAATATCTGATCAAATAAATACTAGTATTAATAGTATTAAAGATGCTGGTTTAAAAGAATTTGCAAATGAGTTTAACGATGGATTAAAAGATGCATTTGGATCACTTACGGAGTATGCAAGATTAAATTCAAGTGATAGTGAGGAAATAAAAGCAAAATCAACTCAACTTGCAAATCAACATAAGTTATTACAAAGTATGCTTCCATTGATAGAAGAAAGTGCAGAATTAAGTGAAGCACAAAAACAACATTTTAGAGATGGAGCAGCATCATTAGCCACATTAACTACTGAGGCTGGTAAGTTTGCTAATCAATCAAAAGAATTTAAAGAAGTTTATGGAACATTAGTAGATGATTTAAATGATGTAGGAAATGGATTTAGAAAAATAGCAGCAACTATTGAATTAATGTTTAGTAATGGTAGAGTAGCAGCAGCTGCTTTATTATATGGTATTGGTAAAATCGTAGATGAATTTGGGGAATTAGGAAAAGAAATTGGTGTAGGGGTTACCCAAATGGTAGGGTTAAAATTGCAGGCACTTGCATTTGGTAAAATATTTGGTGAAACTTCAAAGGATGCGGTTTTAGATTTACAGGCGGCATTGGGTGATTTTCGTTCTACTTCATTTGGATTGAATTTAGATGCAGCAACTTTAGCAGCAAACTATAAGTTAACTGGAGACCAGGCGGCATATATGGCGACTGTGTTTGGTAAGGTGAGTGGAAATAGTGATTCTGTTGGTAAAAACACAATAGCTTTTACTAAACAATTAGCACTTACAAATGGTATAATGCCAACACGAGCATTTCAAGATATTGCAGAAAATAGTGAATTTGTTGCAAAATTTACAAATGAAAGTGGTAAAAATATTGGAACTGCAGCGGTGGCAGCTGGTAAATTGGGAGTAAATCTTAAGACAGCATCAACAATTGCTAATCATTTATTAGATTATCAAACTTCAGTTGATAAAGAAATGGAAGCAAGTGTGTTGTTAGGTAGAGAATTTAATCTACAAAAGGCAAGAGAATTGGCATATAATAATGATATTGCAGGTGCTATGAAAGAAGCGTTAAATGCAGCCGGTGGTATTGATGAATTTATGAGTTTAGATCCA